CTTTCCGCTATCACCGACTGCTTTTGTGTTCAGTCCACTCTCAGCTTGTAAATTGCCAACAATACCAGCAGCTTGTTCTCTTGTCCATCCTTTTTCCATCAACATCTTCTGAGCTGTTTTAGCATCAGCATCATTTCCAAACTTTCCTGTCGCTTTCTCGAAAGGTTTTTCGTCATGATATCCTGGAGGTCTTTGATCACCTGGTTCAAATACATTTTTTATTTTATCACCCACATTCTGAGCAAATGATTGTATTCCACTTCCAACTTCTTTAGAAACTTTTTCGAATTTATCTACCCATTCATCTATAAAGTCTGAATTTTCACCGAATATAGATTGACCTTCAGGCAACATCAATTCTTCAATATTCAACTGCTTAATCGCAACAACACCAAAATTTAAATTTTTTTCATTTTCCTTTTTAGGTAATTCGAACTTGGGATTTCGTTCCTCAGTATTGAATACATTTTCAGGAGGAGGTTCTACTATTCTTGTCTGTAAATCTAGTGCAGTGAAACTTTCGTTATCATTCTTAATAACAGATGATTCTTTTGCATTAACATTTACTTGTTTTGTTTCTGTCACTTTCTGTGGTTCTGATACTGATTGATTAGTAACTTCTTTTACGGGAATACTTTTAACTTTTTGTGTTGGTTGAGATTGTGGTACTCTAGTCTTAACAATAGGTTCTTCTAATATAGATTTTAATGCACTGAGTTGTTGTATTTCAAATTTTCCTGAATCTATCAATAAAGCAATTTGTTCTTTTGGTAAAGTTCTGAGATATGACACATCATCTATTGTGATATATTTTCCATTCCATGATATCTTTTTTCTATCCTTTAACCTTAATATCAAATCTTTAGTTGGACCATCAGGTAAATCTAAAATATATTCTGCTATCGATTTTATTGCTAATGTAGCAGCTATAACAGGAACAGCTCTTGTTGCAACTTTAGCTACAGGTGCAGCGGCAGCTCTAAGACCAGATTTTAATAATTTCCATGCTCCACCAGCTAAACCAGCTCCTGCTGCACCAGCTATTCCTGATTCTAGTGCATCTAATATTGGACTTGCTGTACTTCCTTCTTTTTTTGTTGTTACATTTTCAGTTGGTTGTAATAAATTTAACTCTCGTTCATTAATTCTAGCTTTTGTGTTTATTCTAGCTAAACTTTCTTTTGTTAAACTTAAATTAGAATTTTGTACTAAAGTTGAAGTATCATTAGAAATTGTATTTACACTATTATTCAATTCTTCCAATTGTTTACTTACATTCCTCAAAACTTCTAATGCTGTTGCATTTACTTTAGCATTTGTTGAAGTAGATCTTACATTAGATCTTACATTAGATCGTGTAGTATTACCAAATATTCCTCCAACATTTTCAGCTTCTGGCCCTACAACATTTTTATGATTATATGATGATCCTTTTGTTGAGTTTTCTTTTTCGTCTGATTTATCATTATTAAAATTTTTATAAGCTTCAAACAAAGTTCCACTCTTAGATAATTTCTGAGTTGCATTTATTGCTGCACCTATTGCTGATCCTAGTCCTGCCATTTCTTATCCTCTTTTTTGTTTTTGTAAATCAGCTTGTTCTTTTAAATATTGTAATAATAAACTCACATAAATTTCCCTTTCCCAAGGGATCATTTCGTCAAGCTCTCGTAAACTATAATTATGGTGTTGCATTAATCCAAAATTTGTTTTATAATAAGAAGCTAAACTTTCATTTCCAAGCATTACGAAAAAAAATCAAAAATATCCTCAACATCTAAATGATGCTCGATACCACATTTCTTGCAAGTAACATCAAACTTTTTATGAATCTTAGGTTCATTCAAAAAGAATTCTCCAATCTTGCTATATTGTTCTATCGTCAAATTACCTAACCATTCAACTAAATCTTTAATAGGGATATCGCTCGCATTATATGAAGATTTTTCATCATAAATAAAATCTATATTTTTAGCAACCAATGTAAATTCTTGTTCAGGTGTTAAAGTTTCTTCTTTATCAAATGAATTAGGTTCAAATCTTTGATGATTTAATTTTATACCCATCGTATCAGACAATGCTACTGTTTCTGACATTCCTTCTGTTATTTCTAGATCTGTTAACAGGTTTAATCTATGAGACAATTTACCTTTACAAAATTCATCATTCACAAAATTTTCACAGATATAATGTAATTCTACAGTTTCTGATTGTGATCTTGCTCTAAGGTTATAAAATAAAAATTCTACATCAGTTGCTAGTAATTTATTTGTATCAATACCTGTTATAACACAATTTCCTATTATTTGTGATATTGCATTAATTAAAGAACTATTATCTTTAGCTTCTACAGCCATCAATAATATCTTTTGTTCTTTTACTGTATAAGGTCTAAATTTTATTTCTTTCTTAGATATAGGTAGAGTTAAATCGTATATCGGAGAATCAATTTTTGGTAATAATGACATAATATTTTCCTAAGGTTAAAAAGTAGCAGGCACGAAGTCATATTCGTATTCTGTGTATGTAAATGTGACATTGAATGATATTGCTTGATTTTCTGCTGACCAAGCTAATGGTATCTGAGCAATTGCTATCGGGTAAGCTTCTTTAAGCTTACATGTTAATATCGGTTTACCTGTAGATTCGTAATGTGTTATAACAATATCAGATGTAAATTCTGATTTGTAAGCCACATTATATGTTGTCTGTTTTCCTCCTGTAACAATATCACCTCTGCCTGTAATTAACGATAACCAAGACATGAAGGTTAATCTAACTTCTTCTATGTTTAATCCATAAGTATAGAATGATAATGTGATATCTTCATAACCAGACATAATTGGAAACTTTTCTACAACGCCATAAATCTTCTGAGAAACTGTAGCAGTATATTCTCCTGGTAGTTCTGCTGAATGACATAAATATGACATAATTCTAGTATCAACATCAGAAAATTTTACAGTAGCTGAATTAGTAAGTTTTGTAGGAGAAGGTATAGTGACATCAAAATATGCACTTCTACCAATATCATACTTCAATAATTCCCTTAATGCTTTTTCATAACTTATTGCCATTTATTAATTCCTATTTTAAAGAATCTGCTGACTCTTTCCATACTTGTTGTTTTGTTGCTTTCTTGAAGTTTTCTATCGGCAATATTGCAGCATATCCCCAATCATCAGGCGGTATCATTTTTATTGCTCCTCTAATATGAGCAGTCAGATATTGCTTAAAGCATGGTCTAAACATCTCTAATGTAGAAACATTTTTTACTATGTCATAAGAAACATATAATTTTTCTAATTTACCATCCTTCAATATTGCATTATTTAATAAATTACTCAACAAAACAGTTCTTAACGGAACAGCTAAGTAATGTAAATTGATTCCATAAAAACCTTTACCATTTTCTGTAAATCCCATCATTATTATTAATGGAAATGTATCATAATAAGGTAATGTTTTTTTGTGTTTAGGATCATAATGAAATAAATACATCTTCCCTACCTCAAATGTACTAGTTGTGTTGTAAGCATCTAATATCTTTTGATCAACTTTAGATACTTGTTTAGAACTATTTGTAGAAGAAGATAATACCGATTTTACTTGATTCTTAAACCAATTAACCGCATCAGAAATATATGATGTTTCTTGTGTTGGTGTTCTATTTTTTTCTTTCTTTAGATTTGTGTAAGCTTCATATAAAGTTCCACTCTTAGAAAGTATTTGGATAGTATGAATCGCATCAAATACTGCTCTGAGTGTGAATTTTATATTGAAATCGTCTTGATTTTTAAACATCAGAAATTTACATCCTTTTCGGTTAATGTCATAAAATTCCATTTTCTATCAGAACAATATTCACGAGCTGCTTTCCATTTTGCTTGATTTACACCATAAGTACAGACTTCATTTATATATTGTTTTGTTATTCTACTTTTCAATTTTGGTTCAAGTGTCTGGGCATAGGGTTTAATTTCTATTAGATAAGTTTTTATTCTTCCATCAGAACCTTTCATACGAGCAAATATATCAGGAAAATAACGATGATATTTACCGTCAACAGGAGATTTATAAGGAATAACAAGTTCCTCAGAATGCCATTCAACGACATTAGGGTTATTATCCATCCAATTAAATGTCTTTAGTTCCCATGATGATCTGGCAATAATATTTTCCCAATTACCTGTATATTTTTCTCTATTTTTTGGAACCCATTTTCTAGGTTTTGGATATTTTTTCATAATTAAATCTGTATAAATAATATATATTTATATGAAATAAAAAGGAAATTTAATGTCTGATTTTGTATCAACACCTCTTGCAGAATTGTATGATAATAATGTTGGAATAACCCAATTAGTTTATCCATCAGATTTAGGCTCAGCTCGAAAAGGTCATTGGATAACATTTACAATATCAACACCAACTAAATCTACTTATAATAAAGTTGACCAACAATCACTTCCTTCTGCTTTTGTTGGACCACAGCAGCAAAATGTTCAGAATTTATTAAATTCATTTGGTAATTCAATCACTAATACCTTAACAACTTCTTCAGGAAGTATACAATCTATTCCAGACTTCCTAAAAGCTTTAGGAAAAGTTGCATTAATACCTAT